GTACCGTAGGGGCATCACCCACCAGAATTTTTACCGCCCTCCCCTGCTCGGTCACGCTTGGCCCACCCTTTGCCCTTGAAGACCACCGCACTCGGCGTGAGCTGGAGGATCATCCAGGGTCCACACTCGCAGCGTGGTACCACTGGCTCAAAGCCTGACTGCATCCTCTCCTCGACCTTGCGGCAGGTCGGACACTTGAACTCATAGATCGGCATTGGGTACCCAGTCCTTGCCAGCCCAGTAGGGCTTACCCTCTCGCCGCTCTGCTGTGCGGCGGCAGTACGAGCACTCGCCACAGGTCGGAGCATCTGGCACTAGGTCACGCTTGCACTTGTTGCAATACAGGACGCGAGAGCAGGCGCGGCGCTTACCCATCCCACGGATGTCGCCCATGTCGCACAGGTGAGCGACGGTCACTTAGCCTTCCTCCGCTGTGCTCGGTTCAGCGTGGCTGGCTGCTCAGCCGGTACGCCTAGGCGGATCTTGCCGCTGAAGATGTCAGCGAAGAGCGGCTGCCACTTTGTCGTGTAGACATAGTCAGCGTCGTACTCGTACATCTTTGCGGCCAGAGCGGCGCGGTCAATCTCGCCAGCCTGTGTGGCGATGTAGTTGAGCGTCAGCCCCTCAAGGATGCTGTCAACGCTTGGGATCTTCCACCATGACTCCTGCATCTCATCCCAGTCCAGTTGACCCTCGGCGATGTAGCCGTGATCCTTTACCAGCTCAGGCTGCGCTGTCCAGTCGGTCACGATGACTGGCGTGCCACACGCCTGCGCCTCGATCACAGGGATGCCGAAGCCCTCACCGCGTGAGGCGAGCAGCAAGACATTGGCGGAGCGCATAATGCTGGCGAGCGTCTCGGCTGGAATGCCTGCACGCATCTGGCTGCTGTTTACCCAGCGAATGCGATCCTCTGGTGCGCCCACTGCCTTGAGTACAGGGATCAGGTTGATGCCGTCTAGGTGACCCCAGCGGTCGGTGTGCAGGTACAGGTAGGCATTCTTGTGCTGCTGCGCGAAAAGCGCCCACGCCTTCAGCATCTCAGGGAACGACTTGCGCTTGCCCTTGTTCATGGCGGTGATCACGGTCAGGTGCGCGTCCTCCGGTACGCGGAGCACATCGCGGCAGGTCGGCCCTTCGTGCGTCCATACCTTCGTGTCAATGGCGTGTGGGATGTAGACCAATCGGTCGCGCGGTACGCCTGCCTTGAGGAGTGCCTGCTCGCCGTGCTTGCTCATCGCCACGATGAGCTTGTTGCCACCCTTGATGCACCACTCAGCGACGCGCGGTGGCACTGGGTCATGATCAATAGGCACCCATGAGACCACAGGAAGGTGGTGGTACGCCTCGTTGATCGCTACCCACACATCGAACAGGGTGATGCCGAAGCCACCTTGTGAGGCAGCCATGGCGATGTTCTCTGGTCCAGAGTCGTTGGCGTACTTGATCAGCCCCTCGGCGTAAACCTGGATGCCCTCAACCTCCATGTTGGTAGGAGCGCCGTAGTTCGCAGAGACTCCCACAGGGATGCCGTCTGCCTTGATGCGGTGCGCCAGTTGCTTGGTCTGCTGGCCGTAGCCGGTCGGTGCGACTGGAGTGTTGCTGACGATGATGATCGGCTTGCTCATGGTGTCCTCCTAACTATGCTTGGTGATCTTGCCGTGACAAACCCTACACAGCGTGCGGAGCATATAGGTCGGCACGATCAACGCGCCTCCCTGACTCAGCGGCTGGATATGGTCTGCGGTGAGTGGGTTGCTGGGGTTGCCGTCGCGCTGTCCGCACAGTTTGCAGTAGGGAACCTCCTTGCGCTTCTGGATGCTGAGCCTCCGCCAGTCGGCATTGCGATACGGAGATGGTCCGCGATTCTTCGCCCACTCGGTCGCCTTGCGTGGCCCACAGACATTGCAGCGGTTGCCGTAGGTGGTCAGGACTCCACAGGTCAGACATGGCCGCTGCGCCCTCATGCCTTGGGGAATGCCGGTAGCGACAGGTAGGGAGCGATGATGCGCGCTAGGTGCTCGATGGTGCGCTCCTCGCCGTCCTCTAGTTGCGGCTCAATGACCGCCCACGCCAACTTGCCGAGAGACTCCTCTAGGTTCTCGGAAATGCGCGCATAGCGTGCGAGCACCAGGTGCAGCAGCTCGTGGGTCAGGATCAGCCGCTGCTTCTCTGGCTCCTGCTTCCAAAAGTCGAATGCGACGCGCAGGTCTGCGGTTGGCTGCTGTGGGTGCGCGTCAATGTCAGCCCATGAGTCCACATCGGAGGCGGCCTCAACAATGGTGATCTCCCAATGGTCAAGACCCATGACGGCCTGACTCTCCGAGATCCACGCCTTCAATACGGCGAACTTGTCCTGCTTAGCCATTTGCCCTCCAGTAGTGGTGGAGCAGGAGTGGAGTTGCACCACTCGTTTGTCGCTGACCGGCAATAGCCATGATGGTCGTGCGAGCGTCTACGCTGCCCCAGGTTAGACCCTGCCGATGGGAGGACACCACCGGCAGGGCGAGAGGCCGCAGCGCCACAAGGCGCGCAGCCGCACAGGAATCGTACCGCATCACTTTGTCACCCTTAGTGGGAGCGGCGACACAGATCGAAGTGGGCAGGTCTTATCCCAGCAGCTCGGCGTAGTGTCCTCATCGCCAGCGCAGACACGGCACATCAGATCAACGGCTGCGGCGTAGCGTTGCATCTTTGCGGCGATGGAGTGATCAGGCTGATCATCAATGCGCGATTTGACCCAGTACAGGTCAGCGTCGGTGACAAAGGTTCCGCCGTAGTAACGCTCTCGCGCCCAGTGGACGCTCTTACCGTATTGCGGCATCAGGTTGAACAGCGCGTTGAGTTTGACTTCTAGTTTCAGCGCCCACGCGGCACAAGCCTGTTGAAACTCTCTCTGCTCAATGGGTAGTCCGCGATTGTCACTGCTAACACGCCTCTGCCGAGCGGCGCGAGACGATAGAACGCGGTTGGACTTAGATCGATTGCTAGGCTGCGAGATGTCCACGGCTTTGTTATGTCCTTCCTACATCGTCCACACGAGTCGCGTGCGACCACAATCACACATCGAGTCGGATCGTCCTTCCGGCAGACGCGCAGTCTAAACGGTTTGTCGCCCCAGCGCCAGCGCGGTACCGCTGCGTACATGATCAGCTCGCCACCACGGCCGCCAGCCGCCTTGGACTTATAGGGCGAGCAGGTGTTCTTGTACCCACCCACGCAGTACTTCTCACCCTTAGGGGCGGTGCTGCCATACCAGGTCGCCACGCCGCTGACCGGCACGCCGCTTGGGGTTTCTGGCGTGGTGCTGGGTCCTGCTGAACCAGTCAGCATCGTCAGCCCTAGGAGAAACGAGACTACTTGAGCCATACCGTCACATACCCTTCTAGGACAGGAAGGTTGCCGCGCTCCTCTAGCCACTGCCGAACGAGCGCACCCTTGCCCTCGGTCGGTGTGATGCAGTCATCCACCGCGATGATGCAGTCCGCTGGTAGTCGGTCGTAGATCGCTTGCAGCTCGCGGAGGTGATGCTCGGCCGCGTCTAGGCTGCCAGTCTTGTAGTCGAATGAGTCCAGGTACAGCAACGAGATAGACGATGCGTTGCCGAAGTGCCGGAGGAAGTCCACCGAATCGCCCACGGTGACGCGAGCGCTTGGAGCCAGAGCGCGAGCGGTGTTGACATTGTCTGGGTTGATGTCGACTGAATAGGCGAAGCCGTCCAACTGACCTGCAAGCCATGACCAGACCACGGTGCTCTGGCCGTCGCCATTCCAGTTGTTCTCCTGCCGCGCGCAGCCGGTCTCAACGATGAGCGTGGGCTGGCTGAAGGATCGTGCGATGAGGATGTCGGCAATGAAAGTGAACGCAGACCAGCGGCGGCTCTCGCCTAGGTGTGGTCCGAAGGTCTTGGCGAACCCTGCGCGGAGCAGGGTCACATCTTCCCTACTCACTCTTAGGACCAAGGAGCGCGACGAAGTCCTCAAAGTCCAAGACGATCATCGTGCGGCGCTTGGTGCCTGGTCCAGGTGCATCGCCTACGACAAGCGCAGAGAGCTGCGTGGCGTTGCCCTTCACCGACCGGAGCCAGCCGTCGTAACGCTCTGAGTAAGAGCCGTTGCCGACCTTGCACTGAATGGCGATCCAGTCGGACTGCACATCCGTCTTGCCGCCGTACTGGCCGACTCGCACGCCGCCAATCTTCTCGGCAACCTCTCGCTCAAATGAGTTGCCCTTGTTGCGTGCGCGCTTGCCACGCTTCGCCTTGTCGGCGTTCTGCTGATCGATGTCTAGGTCGCTCATCTTGCTCACTTCTCTACCAGCCTTCCTAGCCGTGCGTGTCCGCCATCGGACAGCGTGAACACGGACTGTTGCAGTTCTAGGTGACCTGCCTTGATCAAGTCCGCGATAGTTGCGCGGTTGAAGATGTGCTCGTTGAGGAAGAACCAGCCCTCTGGCGCGATTGCGTCCGAGTACCGGATGCTCAACTTAGCGAACTGGCGACCGATCTTGGGGTCATAGCACCACGCGTCTGCACCCTCTTGCACGCACTTGATGCCCTCATCCAGCTCAGGTGTGAGGATCTCAATCTGACTCACTTGACGCACGCCTTGTGCCGCCACTCAAAGCGACGGCCCTTCTCGTGGATTACGAGCACGCGCGTGCCAGGGAACACCTGCCGCTTAGGGTCGGTGTAGTCGATCACCTTGCCGCAGTCGGTGCAGTTGGTCACCGTCCATACCGGCGGCTTGGCTGCTCCTGCGCGCTTGGTCTTTACGCCTGCCACTGCAATGCCCTCCACATCCAAACCACTGTCGCTGCCGTGGTGAGCAGGTAGATCATTGACGGCGCAATCCCTACGCCGCGCTTGATGCTCATTGGCAGACTAGCGAACACCACGAGAAAGAGCGCAGTGTTGATGACCACGAGCGTGATGCCCAAATAGGCGAAGCCGCTCATAGGTCGCACAGCCCTGACAGGAGCGCCATGCGATCCGTTGCCAGTTCGATGGCTCCCTCAATGCTGTCCGCCTGGAAGGTCAGTTCCGACCCAGCGGAGTCAATGAGCACCACCGTCCAGAGTGGTGGCTCACCGACTCGCACTAGGCCGTCGTAGTGATAGCCGAGCTGCGCGGCTCGTGTCTCTAGTTCTGTTAGCGCGACATTGCTCATGATTCCTCCTCTGGGGATGCCGACCACTTGCCGTTATCCACCATGTACTGCCTGAGGATCGCGTAGGACTTCTCCGCTGTCAAGTCTGTTGTGTCGATCTGTAAGTCGTACTCGGTCTGAAGGTAGCCGTGCTCGGTCACATCGGCTGCCCCTTGGAGCACCCCACGGCGCTCGGTGCGAGCCGCTGCGGAGGCAAACACACGCACGATGGTGATGCTTGGGATGTGCTGCCGGAGGAAGTGCGCCTCCAGTGGCAGACGCACATCGTCAATGGCGATTGGCCGCCCTAGCGGTGCCAGACGGTTGAACGCGTCGTGCCACGCCTTGATCCAGAAGTAGGCATCCAGTTCTCGCAGCTGCGCGCCGATGTCTTGCAGGATCTCGCGGCCTGAGGTCTTGACATCCAAGCCTAGGCGGCGCTGCTCGTAGTGCTTGCTCTTGTCAAAGTCCACGCCGTAGGCGAGCGATGCCACCTCACGGATGGTCTGCGCGATTGGGAGCACGATGTACCGGCTCTTGCGTCGCTCTTCCAGCATCTCTGCCAGCGTGCTCTTCCCTGACCCCTGTGGTCCGACGAATGCAATGTGTGCGCTCACTTCATGACCCTCCTCACATACTCAATCCACATATGCAAGCGCTGTGGATAGCGCTCTAGGAATCCGACCGCTCGGTTGCATGGTCCGCAGAGCAGCGCCCTGACGCACTTACCGCACGAGATCGGTTGACCCTTTGTCCTCCGAGTACCCAGCCCTTCGTACTGGCAGCAGCGCGGATCGTGATCGACCGTCACCGCCCTAGGCTCACCGAACCGAAGCGGCTCCTTGCACGCTCCGCACCGGTCAGACTGCTCCAGCCGTAAGGCCGTGTACTGCTCCATCGTCATGCGATGGTTGTAGAGCGTGTACTTGAGCACCCTCATTGCTCGCTCTTCTGGAGTCTCCTTTGCTCGTCGCTCTCTCATCCAGAGCGTCCGAGCCGATGGACTTTCAGAGCGCTTCATTTAGCGCTTCCCTCCAAGAATCTCGCCTAGCGGTAAGAGCCTGCTCTTGCCATCTCGTTTAAGAGAGGATTTAGGAGAGATTCTGTTCTGCTCTACGCTGCTCTGCTCTGGTACCGTTGACTCACCCCTATTTCGTGCTCGCCAAGTTTGTCCACGCGCGACCGAGGTTGGGTCGACTTGGTACCGAGAGTAGTTCGAGATCGTCACGAGACCGTCTCCAGACTCGCTCAAAAGGCCAATCTCAATCAACTTATCCACAGCCCTGCCAAGGCGCGGTCCGATCACCTGCTTTGCGTGTGTCCGATTCTTGAAGATGCCGCCAGAGCGCATTGTCTTGACCTCAGCGATGAGGGTGATAAACGCTCGGAACTGCGTGTCAGTCAGAGCTGCAATCTTGTCATCCTTGTGGCTGTTGACATCCCACTTGACCCATAGACTCATGTTGTCCTCCGCTCTACGAATGGATTTTCAGGCTGACCGTACACGGTGCACTCACAGGCCTTATCGATCTTGTCAAAGGTATTCCAGAACGATTGCACCGCATCCTCTAGCGATGAATCCGAGCCGCCCCAGATCTTGCACCGGTCATTGAAGCCGTATTGATTGACAGACACATTCCATCGACCACTGAACGCAATCTTCACCGTGGGCTTGCCACGATGCCGACTCCGCCAGTGCGACGCAATGCCGTTTACGACTGCTTCGATATCCACTGGTCCTCCTTGTGTTGGTGGCTGGGAGAGGTGGAGGTCGCCAGTCTCTCCCAGCCGTAGATGATGCCGCTCAGCTCAGAACGGCAGTGACTCCAGGTCGCTCTCGTTGCGCTCAGGCTCGCCGACTGGCGCGGTCTGCGCGTTCACCCAGGCGATGCTGGGCTTGCGCTTGCAGAACTGGCCGCTGCCGTCCTTCCCACCACAGGAATAGAACGCGTTGTACTCACGGCCAGTCTTGCTCACCCCTGCCGGCTTGAACTGCCAAGCCGTGCGGTGCTCTGGGCATTCGCCCTCTGCGAACAGCAGTGCGGCTGCGATCACTGGGTCACTCGTAGAAACCGAAGGCTGAGACACCTTCACAGAGTCCACGGAGAGGGGTCTAGGAGCCACCGAGAGGCTCGCTCCTGTGCCTGACGCATAAAGAGACCGCCCTACCCCAATCTGGGCAGCGCAGCGGCGCAGAGCGTCGCTTGCTGCTGACTTGAGTGGCTCGTCATCCTGAGCGCTGTTGGGATAGCCAAAGTCCTGTCGGACGGTGGTGACCCCATCGATCACGGCGATCAGGGTGCCGTGCACAACCTTGGCGGCAGGGTCTGCCACCTTGACCTCAAACTGCCAGCCAGCCAGACCGAGCACATCGTCAAGGCGCTGCGCCACGGCTCGCGCGTCGGCGTAGGTGAAGGTCATTCCGCCGCGCCCTGGGCGCGTCTTTAGATCTGTGCCGGTAAAGGGTGCGGCCAGTGCCGCTGCGATTTGCTTACTCATTCTCTGGTCCTCCAATGGTCTCTACAGGTAGCAGTTTCTCCGCCACCAGATTTAGTGAACTTGCCTTGGCAATGTGTCCGCTCTCAAATACGGTTCCCTCCTTCACTTCTGTTGCCAGATACAGATACTGGCTTTTATCCATCACTCCGAGCAGCCACGCGCGCTGGAATCGTGTAGCGCTGGGTGCGCCATTCCGATCCTCACCGAACGCGAGCTGCAAGTGAACGAATGCGTAATAGTCCACCGCTTGGTGGTCTCGGATGTAGTCAAAGACGCTCACCTCAACATCGTCGCCAGCCGGTCGGCTCCACGCCTTCGTCTTGACATCGACCTTGAGACCGCACACTTCGTAGTCGTGCGTCGTGCGATTGACTGGTAGGTAGGGCATCTTGCAATCTCGGAGCACTTGCTCAAAGACGGCCTGACCTAGCACGCCAGTCCAAGTCGTGTTGCCTGTCGCCTTCTCCTTGCGGAATCGCAAGCCATTGCTGGACTGCGCCTCTAGGAACATCTCCTCTGCGCGGATGATCAGCGCAGGTGTGATCGCTACCTCAATCACGCATCACCGTCCTTGCCGTGAACGCGGAACACGCGCGCACCTGGCTTCTCTGAGGTGAAGCGCTTGATGGCTTCGCCGTAGGTGTCTGGGGCAACAGTGCGGAGGACATCCGCGATGCTCTCCCAGTCCACCTTCACGCTGCTCTTGTTGGTCTTCCAAGTGGCAAGCCAGCCCTGCCCCTTCACGCCTTCACCCTCACCGATGGCTTCCTTGATGGCGATTGCCATCTCCTTCAGCGCAGCATCAGCAGCCTCCGCCTCAGCCTTCGCCTCAATGTAGAGACGCGCGATGTGATCGAGCTGCGGATCTGCCTTCGCGTAGGTGTTGCTGCTCTGCGGCTTGACCTCTGCGAGTGTGTCGCTGTCGTTGCCGGTCAGCGGCGGTGGAGTCTTGGTCTTGACCAAGTCCAGGAACGCCACGGCCTTATCGAACAGCAGGGTCTGGTAGATCGGATCAGCCTCAACGCGCTCAATGCGGAATACCAAGCCAGAGAGCAGCACGGCGACATCGCAGTATTTCTTTCCTGTGCAGAAGAGCTGCCACTGCACCTGATCCACATATTCAGGTGGCACTGGGTACAACTGCCAGCGGCTGCTCGTTGAGGTCTTGATCTCTACGAGACCGTCGGTGTCGCCCACAATGGTGCGGTCCAGCGATGCCATCGCCCACGGATGCTCCTTGAGGCGCACGATGCCATTCGACTTTCGCAGCTTCTTGCCAGTCTCGGCGGTGTAGTAGTCAGCGACTGCCTGCTCTAGCAACTGCCCACGCTGTGCCGCTGATCCTGCCTGCTGCTCACCGACCTGACCAGTCAACTCCGCCCAGAGTCGGTAGGCAGTCTTGAACGGCGATGTGCCGTTGATGGCGGTAATGCCGGTGGCGGTGATGCCGCCCTTCCGCATTTCGAACCACTCTGGGCTGCGCTGCGGCGCTGATACAAACTCGTAACGCTTGCTCACTTGACCACCTCCCAGATCACTACCGCGATGATCCAAGCCACCATCAATGCGACGGTAAACTTGGCGCGCTCTCGCGTTCGCTCTTGGCGCTCTAGGCGCTGGTACTCCGATGTGAAGTACGGCCGCACAACCATCTTGGGCGTGCTCTTACGATTGACTTTCACAGTGACCCTCCTACTACTAGCACGATGTAGATACACGCGATGAAGATCGCGTACCCAATACCGTCAAGAATCGCGGCGCGCATTAGCGTGCTGCCATGACTGCGACGATTGCATTCTCTGCATCAATGTCGCCGAGCTGCTTGAACTGGAATGCGGCAGTGACCGCAGCCATTGCAAGGTCTTGGTGGGTGCGAGCATTCCACGCGCGGTGCTTGAGCAGCAACGCTGCGGCGTGGTGGTCGCGCGATACCGGCTCAAGCATTACGCCATCGGCGATGCTTGACAGAGTTGCCGAGACCTCTCGAATCGTTCCCTTGGCGTTGTGCCAAAAGTTGCTGTTGCCCTTTGCCATTTTGACCTCCTTGTCAGTCCAGCCGAATGGCTGTGTCCTGCCTGACATAGGCATCATAGGGTCAACGGTTCGCGGCTGTCAACCGTGTTGCGCGGCTATTTTTTATGCAGGGTGGATAGCCCCTGGGTGAGGAGGGATCACCCAGGGGAAGCCGTCTAGGACGGCTGCGACAAGTCCTCTAGAGCGAAGGCGATCAGGAGCCTGAGGCAGATGCCACACAGGAGCACCTGCTCAGACTCGACCTCCCAGACCCTGCTCTGTAGCTCACAGACCGAGCAAGTGCCGTAGGGGCGCTTGACTCGGACTGGCACGGTTAGTTGCGCTTGAGGCCGTATGCGCCGTTATCACGGTCAAGAGCCTTGACCACGATGCCCAGCCCAGAGGCGAGACCGGCGGAGACGATGGTGCGGAAGTCGCCACCTTGGATGTCCAAGAGTGGGATGCCCAGACCGAGCGCCACCGAGATGCTGACCGTGAGGAAGGTGCGGACAAAGTCCAGCGCGATCTCATCGATCTGCGTATTCGCGGCGACATACTTGATACCTGCCCAGATTCGGCTCATACCCTTTTCCTTTCTAGTCGCAGCGGCTGCTGCATTGATGACGGCGAGACCGTCTGCGGCGATAGCGCCCCAGTCAGCCTTGCCGATCTGATCCAACTGCGCCTGTACAGCGTCAGGTGTCTTAGTACCCTCTGCCACCTTTCGTGGCTCTGCGTGGCTCCTAGGTGCCTGTACGGCGGTTTTAGGAGCAGGTGCTGGCGTAGCTGCCGCAGGCACGACTGACGCTTCCTTCTTTCCTTCTGTCTGACGGTCGTCTGATTTCGTCAGACTCAGGTCAGACTTCGTCACTGGAGCCGCGACCTTTGCTGGGTGCGTGACGATGAGGAGCGCCTTGTAGTCAGCCTTCAACTTGCCAGCCTTGACCTTGCTGTTGGCGATTTGGCGGAGCTGCGCCTCCGTTACCGGCACGCCATGCTTCTCAGCGGCGACCTTCTCGTCGCGCGTCGGACACGCCCACTGCCAGCCGTGATCTTCACACCACCCAGCGCTGGTCATGTGGCCGTAGCCAGCCGCGATCTTGGCAGGCTGGTGCTTGCTCCACCACTTGTGCCAGCGGTCGTGCCACGCGCTGATCTTTACGCCTGCTGGGTAATCCACTGCCTGCTGTACCCAGACCATGAGCGCAGCGCCGCCCTTAGCGGCTGCGACCGCGTCCTCCCATGACTTTGCATATCGAGCCTTGCCGCCGAAGTGCGCGATGACCTTGACGGCTTCAGCGAGAGAGCCGCCATTGTCGGACTTGCCCTGCACATCCTTGCGACCTGTGATCTTCTTCATGGCGATCACTGCATCTGCGGCGGTCGGAGATACTGCACCGCCGCTACTCCAGCCGATAACTGCCGCGCAGCTACTCCAGGTGCAGTCATCAAGGATCTGCTTTGCGCCCTTCTGCTGCGCCTCTGAATCGCTATAGAGCTGTGAGGCAACGCGGTACAGAGGCATTACGCGTTCTCCTGCTTGATCAGCACCGCGAGTGCGCGACCGGCTGCGTCGTAGTCCAGAGCAGCGCTGACTGGGTGCCCAGCCGTCACGCCGACGGCGTACTCTTTGCCGTCGTTCTCAATGCGCCAGAGCGTGCCACCGAAGGCGGTGTGATTGTCGTTCGGTACGACAGCAACCCACTCCATCGGCGCGACATCAACGCGCGTCCAGCCCTGTAGGTGTACCTGCTCGATGTGGTCTGTGTGTGCCATCAACCCTCCATCCACCGTAGTGGTCCAGTCAGTAGCCAGATCAGCGTGAGACCGCCGAAGAGTGCGGCCATCGTGGACTGCGTGTCGCCCTCTGGCAGAACGACCACAGCGAAGAGCAAGCCTAGAATCGTCCAGGCTCCACCGACGAGATCAACGATGATGCGCTTGATCACTTGGTCACCTTTCTTGCCGCAGCTGCAGCGCTAGATGCAGCAGCCACAGCAGCACTTGCCACCTGGCTGATCACGATTGCCACAGCAACCGGCGCAGCCTTCTCTTTCTCGGCAGGTGAGAGATCCTTGCCTAGGTTGGTAATCGCTTCGATCGCCTGCGTGACGGTCTCAGCGACAGCAGCAACAGCCTCACCAACTGCCGCAACCGTTTGCTCCGCAATGTTATCTGGTGACGGTGTCGGTTCAGGTGTTGGCTCCACGCTCGGCGCTACGGATGGTGAGTCAGTAGGTACAGGAGTGGGATCAGGAGTAGCGGACTCACTCGCACTAGGTTCTGGCGTAGGGTCAACCGTGGGCGACGGCTTGGGTGTGGGAGTCGGTGATGGGATCGGCGATGGTTGGACACTTGGCACCTCACTTGGTGTTGGTTCTACAGATGGTGACGGCTCTGGCGTCGGTGTTGGTGATGGCTCCACAGATGGCGTAGGATCTGGCGATGGAGATTCTGAAGGACTTGGTTCTGGCGTTGGCTCAACAGATGGCTCTTGGCTTGGTTCTGGTGACGGTGTTGGAGTGGGCGCTGGCAGAGCGCTCGTAGTCAGCCACGCAGCCGGTACGACACCGTAGCCAAGCGTTGGTGCGCCGAACCAGAGACGCGCACACGCGCCGCCACCCCACTCAAACATCCAGATGTCGAGCGCATAGGACTGACCTGCGACGAGCTGCGAGTAGCCCTCATTCGGTCCAGACCAGTGACCGCCGCAGCCGTGGAAGTTCCAGTCATCAAGCGTCAGCACGCCGTCTAGCGTCATGTACCAGCCATCGTCTGACCAGTTGAGGAACTCCCACTGGCCGCTCTCTGGCACGGTCAGCCAGCCTGTGAAGTGGACCATGAACATATCGGCAGGGCAGCCCTCTGCGGCAGGTGCGCCACCCCAATCAAAGTCGATCATTGAGACCACACCAGAGAAACAGACTGGCTGTGTGGGTGGCTCTTGCCACGGACCGAGGCCGAGCATCACGCCGTCGTAGACCGTCATCGTCACGCCCTGCTGCGGCAGTTCCTCAGCGCGCACGATGGGCAGGAAGATGAGCGTGCTGAAGATGATCCCCAGAAGTGGGAACGCGAGCCGCCTCACTTAGAGAGCAGCGATGCGATTAGTGGCACGAGCACGCTGAACAACAGCCCTGCAATAGCCACTAGTCCTCCTTTGAGTTTGTCCACATCGGAGCGCACCTGATCCAGTTTCGCGGAGTGTGCGTCCAGGCGCTCGATCAGTTGGTCAATCTGGCGCGGTGTCATCGTGCCTCCAGCGCGGCAGTCAGCGCCAGCAGTGCGTCAGTTCGCGTCGCGCCAGTGCCAGTGCCGAGCGGCTCGCCGTCAATCGTGTCGGATGCGATGGCAGTCCACACGCCGTCAATCTGGTCAAGCAGGATGATCTGCCAGCCGTGAACGGCAGCGGCAGCCATTGCTTGATCTAGTGCTGCAAGTTCAGCGTCCATTAGGCACCGATCCTTCCGACGCTCAACGCTGGGTACACGCCTGCCACATTGGCGGTGTTGAGCGCGCCGCCAGAAGTTTGCACAAGGGTGATGGTGACCTGGTCACCAGAAACGAGATACAAGTTGGTAGTGACAGAGAGGTTTGTCGTACCGGCTGACGCAGCAGAAACATTGACGCTGCCCCTAGTGGTTCCGTTTACCACGATTGCAACCTCGCGGCGGCCAGTGGCGTTGGATGCAAAAGCCGCATTTGCCGTGACGCAATAGAACCCATCTTGACCAATGTCAATGCTGTCGTTGGCATTATTGAACCAGCCATTTGGATCGTAGGTTTCAATGCTTGGTGTGGAACTTGCAGTGCTAAGTACTGCCTTGGTTGAGGTGTTGTTCGTAAGCGATTGTGTTGCTGTGTGCGAAACACGCGCGATCCAGTTTGAGTTTTCGCCAATGATTTTCACTGACGGAGAGTCAAAATACATCTCAAGGGAAGCACTCATTGTTGTGGATTCTCCAAGCGATAAGAACCCCTGGTTAGTCGGAGCACCTAAGGTGATCTCCGCATTACCGCAGATAAGATAACCAGGAGCGTTTGTCGGATTGTTTCTATCTGTGAAAAGAAGCTCAGGCAATCCATTGCCAAGTCGCACCTCCGTCAGATCAACGGTGCGCGCTACTGGCTGCGTTGCTACCGTGGCGATGGTGATGGTGATCTTCAGATACGCAGCGTCTGATGGTGCGGTGCTATTGGTCAGGAGCGTTGGGTCGCTGTAAAAGTCTGGCGCCAGCAACCCTTCGGCAATGTTGAGGTCGGAGAATAAAACTGTTGCTGAACTAAACGCTGTTCCAGTCGTAGTGACTCCGTCAGCCTTGTAGAACTGACAGGTGATCTTAGCGTTGGATTCTGTGCTAAGGCCGCCATTCTCAAAGGTCGCCTCTGCGTAGAAAGAGAACGAGCGAGAGGCTGACGATGCGACAGGCACATACCGCGTCAGGGTTGCGCTCTTGCCAGTCAGCGTGCCGCTTGCCACGGTGAAGCGCAGTACATTGCCAGAGCCAGCGCCAGCGTCTGCGACGATGGCGGCAGTGATTGCGCCTGCGCTGTTCACATCCGTGAATGTCCAGTACGGCAGAGGATTCTCTGCTGTGATCGTGTCGCCAGCGGCGTCCGGCGGAATGGCAAAGTCGCCGTTCGCCACGCCAGCCTGAATCTCTCGCAGCGCAGCTGGACCGAAGAGCAGCGCCGTCTCGCCGTCGCTCGATGTGCTGACGAGAGGCGCGCCCTTATCGGCGTTTACGCCGCCCTCAAACGCTCCGAAGCCTTCTAGGTTTGTGCCGTACTTACCCATCGTTAGTCCGCTCCAATCAATACGCTGAGACCCTTTAGATACTGACGGCGGAAGTCCGCCTGAATCTCATACTGGACTTGGTAGGTGCCGCCACCTTCAGCGAAGCGCATGGTGACTTGAGGAATGTATAGGATCTCGTTTGAGCAGTTGAGGGTCGGCGCATTGACCTTGACATACTGACCTGGCAGCCACGCCTTGATGAGCGTGTAGGTTGCAGGCGCGGTCAACGCGTAGCCCTGGCTGTAGCCATAGCTCCAATCTGGCGAAGAGGTCTGGCTGAGGTTTGCACCGGCAACAGTGAATGACACGGTGCGTACTGGCTTGCCGCGCGTCACCATCGTTGCGCGCGCGAGCGATCCAATCGTCGCGCCACGGTCAGACTTGGCAACAATCTTTGGTGCGCTGAACACCTCATGCGGCAGAGGACCGCTGCGGCTTGCAAGCCCAGCACCGTTGCGGCTGTAGGTTCCTGTGTAGGTGCGGAAGTATGGGTCGTTGGTTGGCGCTGTCGGCCATGTCTGGTTGCTGTCGTAGCGCGCATACGCAGAGTCAGCCTGCACAAAGATCCCCTTCACGATGTCATCGTGATCGAGATTGACCGACAGATCTCTCGCGAGAATGCGCGTTACGGCTGCGCCGCTACCGGTTTGCACGCTTGACGGATCGGTGACAATCTCGGCAGGCGCGGTCGCATAGGTCGGAGCTGCGGTCTTAGGTCCGTAGTTGAGCCGCCCATCTCCATCAATCCAATAGCGGTACTGCACATCTGCGATGCCGCCTGAGAGTTCTGCCACCTGATCGAGCGCGCTCTGGAGCGTGGTTGCTTTGAAGGTCTGCTTCCCTACGGTCTGCGCGGAGCCTGTATAGATTGCTCGCGTGGAGCCGCTGATCACGGCGGTGTTCAAGATCTGGCGCGTGGTCGCGTCATTGACAAGCGTGTTCACGCGAGCGAGCAGTCCATTGATGATGTCGCGGTCGGTCGATGTGGAAGAGCCAAGCGTGAAAGAGTCCACGAATGAAGTCGCGCGGATACCTGTGGTGCCGTTGCGGATAATGGTTTTCTGAAGCCAGCCGTCAGCGTCAGTCACACTTACAGTGGCGCGTGTGCCAAGGCCGTTCTCTAGCATGACCGCGTCAATGTTGGTGACATAGCCAAGGAAGAGTGGGGTGCTGGCGCTGTACCGGCTATCAAAGAACTGCACGCGCGCATTGTCATGCACGCCGCCTGAGCGCCACCACGGTGTAGTGCCGCTTGGAGTCTTCACCTCAATCACATCGAACGACATCTGACCACCGCCGCCGTCGCCTGAGAGGGTGAGGCTCAGGCTGCCGAGATCGACATACGGCGTGGTCGTGGATGCTGGAGCTGGAAGGGTGAGCAGGTCGCCGCCTGCGCCTGCGCCTGTGACTCCTGCGACAATCAGCGTGAACGGTGCTGCCATTTAGCGGCCGCGCCTGAAGGTGCCAGTTCGATTGATGGAGTCGGTCACGACGGTGTCAACCTTGCCAGTGCCAATGTAGATATTGCTGGTGTACTTAGCTGTCATTGGATCTGAGGTTGCACCAGAGAATGCTGGAGTTCCTGGCTTTGGCATTGAATCTGATCCATCGGTGAATAGTTCTGGCCATAGCCAAGGTGTGAGTAGTTTCTGCCACATTGGTGTTTCGCCCTTTTTATAGGCTTCGATTGCTTGTGTCTGTGCCGCGTTCTGGACTTGTCCAACCGCAAAGATCGCGCCGAGTGAAGCGACGAGTGTACTAAAGCCAGTGGCAAGGAACGGAAGCGGACCACCGCCTCCTGGGGTTGGCGCTCCTGGCAGCGCGTTTGTTGCAACCGTTGCTGCGGCCATCTTTGCCGCATAGGCAGCAATAGCCTGATTTACAATTGCGCCGGTTAGTGCGCTTGCTAGCGAGGCAGGGATTTGCGCAGCGATGTTTGCAACGATAATTGCGGTAAATGGGTCCATACCGCCCTTCACCAGGTTAGCCGTAATGGCACCCTTTAGTCCGCCGAAGGCTGCGCCAATGCCGGTGACTAGCAGGGTGATTGACCCACCTGGTCCGAGTAGGCCGTCAGCCTCTTTGCCAATGCTGCCGATTGATTCTGCAAATCCACTAATAGCCTTCAGGCCCCTAGGCACTAGGCGCTGGAATTCTCGGAACAGCCGTGGCAATTGCTCCAAGATTTTGTTGACAATGACATCCGCCCACTTGCTAAGTTGCGGCGTATTTGCCTTGATTGTGTTGGAGAACTTCTCGATGTAGGGAGCAAGTCCCTTAAACAGTTTGGTTAGCGCTGGCAAGAACGCGTCGCCAAAGTCTCCCTTGAGCTTGTCAACGCCAACCGTCAGTACCTGAAACGAACCTGCAAGGGTATCCGCGTAAGCGGTAGCGCTGCCCTTAGTCTTACCAAGGATTGCGTTAATTGCCTTGATGCCAGTCAGGCCTTTCTTCTGGATACCGAGCATGCCGAACAACTTTGCGCCGTTGCCCTGATATGCCTTACCAAGAGCAATGGTCGCCTCCTCAAGCGACATACCGGTGGCGCGCGATAGGTCAAACGCAGCGTTCTGAATCTTGACTGCGTCAGCATACTTGCGCGTAAATCGAGTGCTTGCCTCTACGGAGGCTCGTACCTCTCCGTCACTAAAGGCAAGCCGTTCGCCGGCTGTAATTTGTCTTTCAATTGCAGCTGCAACGGATGCAGTCGCAAGCCCACGAGCCTTCAGGGCTGCGTTCAGCTTTGCAGTCTCTGCCTGACCAGCGGCAGCCTCTTTGATAGCCGAGACCGTAAGTGCGCCTACCCCTGCAAGTACGCCACCGATACCGAGAGCAACCTTCTTGAAGTCCGCGCCGATGCTGCTGGCGGTATTACCAAGAGCACCAAGAGCCTTGTTAACCGTCTTAATGTTTTTGGACGCGGCATCACGAGCGCTGATCGTTGCATTGACCTGGACATTAGCCATTGCTTACTCCTACCCTGTGCGCAGGTTGGACATATTTGGGCTGATGCCAAAGACTGCGGCATCTTGCCTAAGGCGCTCGTTGCGTGCTGATCGAGCAATCCGCTTGATCTTGTCGCTGGCTTCTACGCGCCGCTTGCCTTCAGCCTGGAGAGGTGTGAGAGGGCCGACAAAGTCCGGCTTGTTCCATTGCTTAAGCGCTTGCTCCTGCTGGAACTTAGTTGCCGTACCGTTGGCATACTCAATCTCTAGACCAAGTACCTTGGCGCGCATCGCCTCATCGTTGAGCAAGAGCACGATAGTCTTAGCCATCGCGTCCTTTGCTAGTTGGATATTAGCCTCTACTGCCTCAATGACGAAGTTGCTGCCACGAGTTCCTGGGTGCTCAATGAACTTGCGGTCAGAGAACATATTGCCAGCCGTGACTCTAGGAATGGTGTGTGGTCTGGTTCCCTTAACGACGAACCACGCGTACCAGGCGTACTTCTTGCCAGCCACTGGACCGACGATTGCGCCTGGTCGAGTGATGCGCGAGCGACGGCCTCGCACGCTCTTAGCCAATCCGCCAAGGTCGGTGGGAGCCTTCTCGCGTACCGGCTTTGCAAGGGCGCGAGCTGCGTTCACCGTGGCAAACTGCTCCAGCTTGCGAACGCCCTTCCAGCCAAGAGAGTTAAGGAATGCCTTCTGGAGCGCCTCGGCTTCGCCGCGCACATTGCCCCTGAGTTCAATCTCTACGGCAGCCTTAGCCACTTACTTGCTCCTTGGTTGAATCTCGCAATACAGACCCCAATAGGTCATGAGATCTTCAGCGGTTGCGGTCTTCAGTATCTCCCAAGGCGGCACACCGTAGGCGGTGCCAAGTGTGTGCGCGATAATCTCTGGGCTGGTTACCACCACTGACTGTCCGATTGACAGCCGCTTGGCTTCCAGCCTTACGCGTTTGGGAGTGCTGAGATTGCGGTTGCCCACTTCTCCATCGATGCTGTAATGGCAGCGACTGGAGCATCAAGGATGTCATCGGTAGCGTTACCGTCAATGTCCTTGAAGTTGTGCTTCACAACCAGCTTAGCGAAGGCTGCAAACTGGACGGCAGTGTCGCCCTGTAGTTCAATCAAGATGCGAGCGCTTACATTGCGTCGCAGCTCAATGTTCCAACCGGCATACACGCCGTCTAGTTCAATCTTTACCGTGTCCATATTGACCCTCCTACTAGCGCACTAGGCGCTGCTCTTTACGGTGCGACCGCCAGAGGCGAGTCCACAATGATCTCAAGCGACTTGCCTGAGGTCACATCATACGCCAGGCGGCAGGTCACTTCATTGACCACAACGCCATCCTGATCTGCCGAAAGCGGAACGACATTCTCAATCTCCCACGAGCCGAGAATCCACACGCCGTAGTTATCGGCAGTGGTGCCGTACAGGCGCAGGTACTTCTGCGTGGCGATGTCGGTGATTGGGAATGAGGTAGTGGCTGCTGAGTTGCTCGCTACCGTGAAGGTCAGCGTTGCATCAAGCACGCCAGTCAGCGCTGCGGTGGCGGCCGTCAGGCTGCCATCAAGCGCCGTGATCATCCCAACGCCAGTCGTTACCGACAGGCTGAAGTTGTAGATCGAAGCGAAGTCCGTGGCTCCTGTGCCGGTCTTGTCAGGGAAGTTGGTGTCTGTGCTCAACTTCATGAGGCGACCAGCCATCATTGGCTGCGTTGGAAGCGCGGTAGCAAATGCCAGAACCGATGACTCGACCGTGGTTGCCGCGAAGGTTGCGCCCATCTGGAGAAGACCATTGGCATCTGCCGAGAAGGTGATCTCGGTCGGAGCTGCGTCGCGCACGAGATACTTCTGCACGCCGTCGGTGACAAGGAACGAGTAGAACACGAGCGTGTCAACATCGCCCTGCGTTGGCGACCAAGTCCAGGTGTACGGCGAAGCCGTGCCTGAGGTGCTCGCGCCGATTGCGTCAAGGATAAGTGGCATGGTGCGGAGGGATGCAGGACCCTCAGCAATGCTTAGAACTGGAGCCTTGCCAGTGATCGTTGGAAGGCCGCCCTGGATGGCGGTGCGCTTGCCAACTGAAATGGTATCCCCAAGATCAACCGTCACGCCCAAGTCGAGCGAGCCAATCGTCTCGTTGAACAGGATCTCGCCGGTTGCGGTGCCGAATGATGCGGCCGTGCCGAAAGCAGACTGCGACGCAGTAGCGATTCGCGTCAGAGCCTTTGCGCCGTAGGTTGCCATCTCTTGCTCTCCTTGCTCTACGCGGTGAACGCCACGGTGTCAAAGACCGTGACTTCCGCAACTGCTTGAACCGTCAGGTAATCCTGATCGGCATAAGTATCTGTGCCGAGTGTAGTGCCAGTCACAGAGACCTGAACGGCATTTCCACTAATCGTCACAGCTTCGTCAAAGGCTGTTCGCAGCCAAGCGCGCCAGGTGTACAGGTCTCGGTACTTGTCATCCATCCGTGGGATTGGCAGCAGGTACACAACCACATTGACCGTTAGCACAGTCGATCGGTTGCCGTTGCCGATGCTGATCTGGTCGCCGCCTGGGAAGAGAACGATGGCAGGCACAACCGGCAGAGACTCAGGTGGCGTAGCGTAGACCTTGCGGAGCGTGTAGCCAGCAGGCTTGGTGACCGCCGTCAGTCGAGCTGCGATGGCATCAAGGATAGTGAGGTCGGTCATCGCGCCAAGCCGTTGCGCTTCCGATACGGCTCAAGGATGAGTGCAGCCTCTGGGTGCAGGGCGCGGCTCATGCGGAGGATGCCGCCAAGGTCAGCCGATCCGATCACGCCGAATGGCGCGGTGCGGCTGTTCCAGACAGCGCCAGCCTGGATGATCTCTGCCTGCTTGACCGCAGCTGGAACGCTAGGGAAGCCGAACACGCCGACCACTTTGACGCCGATGTAGACATCCTTAGGGAAGTTGCGCGGCCACGACACGCTCGTGTCAATCTCCGTGTATGGGAAGCCATCCAGCGCGGCATTGACTGGAGCCAGCACATAGTCGGTGCCAACAGTCCAAGTGGTCTCGTAGGTGCCGTTCGCGTCATCGTCTGTCTGGAGCGTGGTGACGCTGACGAGATCGTCGGTCAGCACATACTCGTAGTCCTCAGCCGTGTAGTAGCGCGTCTCGGTCGCCGTGCCGAAGCCGGTCTTGCGGTCGCAGTACAGATCGATCAGCGTGTCGGTTGCGTCCAGCACAGACTGAAGCGCAGCGTCATCCGTGCTGTCGGTAATGCCGACCGCAGCCTTGAACTCAGCAAGTGTTGCGTAAGACATCTAGCGGCCTCCTGTCTGCATCCAAGTAAGTGTTTCGGTTCCAGTGACTACAACTGCGTACAGTTTATCTGCCTCTGGTAGCCACACTGTAACTGTTGTTCCCTTGTGTACCTCAAACCCTGTTGCCGTAGTGACTCCTGCGCCACCGATAAAGATGTTTTCGTTGCCGTCCACATGGAGCATCATCCACGACACACCAACAATGCCAGTGGCAATAAAGGTTGCAGTGGTTCCGACGACGGTCTGCCCTGTCGCTAGGCTCACGCCTCAGGCTCCACGGTTTCCGCCACGCTGGCGGTCTCTGTTGGCAGGGTAGCAGTCCTCATAGCCTTTGATACTTTCGCGCGCTCTACGAGCCGCGTTGGTGCCTCTGCGTCGACATCTGCAACAGCCTCAGCCAAGCCAAACCCAATCAGGCTCTCCGCCTCTGCCTGTGGCAGGTCAACGATTGAGCCGGAAGGATATTCACCGCGTCGCTTGCAAAGTCGAACGAGCATTTGTTTCTCCTAACTTGCGGTTTAGGGGAGCCGCCGAAGCGACTCCCCTTCACCACTAACTAAACCTAGCTACTGACGGATCAGTTGCAGGCGTAGTACTTAACGGCATCAGCCTGGGCAAGCCCAGTTGCACCGCGAACCTCAACCTTGTACGAAACAAGGCCCAGGTTCCACGCGTACTCGCGGCTTACATCCACGCGGATGCCACCGACGAGCGCGGTCTTGATCTGCCCAAGGTCACCGAACAGGATTGGCTTGGCATTGTCAGCAATGTCAGCAATCCCTGAAGCGGTGTAGACAGGCTTGCCAAGGAGGCGATCAACGCCACCCTGACCACCTGGCTGGAAGAGCGGAACGCTGGACGATGTGATTCCAAGGATTGCTCCAAGGGTCGCATCGGACATCAGCCAGCCGCTCTTAGCAGCCGAACGGTACTGCTGCTTCACAGCGTACTGAAGCGAGACCAGTTCCGCATAGGTCGGAACAAAGGTCGCACCAGTCACGCCTGAACCAGCAGCGCTTACGACGGCCGTACCAGCGGCTGCGCCGTGAGCGATTGCAACTTCCTGACCAGCAGCGTCAGCGATGAACGCGGCGATGTCGAAAGCGGCATCCTCCACGAGCTCTTCTGAAACTTGGACCAGGATCTTGTAGCCGCTCGGAGTCAACTGCAAGGTACCCATTGTTGGGTCACTTTCTACGATTGTCCCAGCCTCGCCAGGAGCGGTCGCAGTTCCGAGAGCCGTGGCTCGTGGGAACTTGATCGCGTTGCCGGTGGCAACCTGAATTACATCAACAACATCTGGGTTGATGAATGGGTTGATCTGACCAGCCACAACATTGACGCGTGGGAACACGGCAACTGGATCACCCAGGTTGCTGCTCTTGGTCACATCGCGGCGCTCAAAGGTCTCTGAGCCGCCAGCAAGACCGATCGCGCGGAGGCGCTCGGAGTCGCTCTTAGCCTTAGGAGCCGTAGGAGCCACGACAGCGGCGAACTCGGCACGAGCCTCGTTAGCAGCCTTGCGTGCTTCGCCAGCGTTCTGCTCGGCTTTCATCGCCTCAGCCAGCACGCCAGCCTCTGCGATAAGTCGATCAAAACGAGCCTTGTCTTCCCCATCCAGGGCGACTGAATTGTTGGCTGCGTCCACGGCAATGCCGCGAGCCTCAGTCAACAGGTGCGCTCGCTTGTCAGCGAGATTTGCGAAGTCGGACATAGGGTCCACTTCCTTTCTCCGCGCATAGGCGGACTATCTGTTTCTGCTCTCCTCGGTGGGTTGCTCTAACGCGGACTCGCCTACTTAGGGCGGTGGGGCGTAGGCACGAGACCTAGAGTGCTTCACCTTCTGCCGATGCCAAGGTGAGCATTGCCATAGCGACGGATGGGTCAATGACCTTCTCCTGCTTTGGTGCCAACTTGGAACGGACAGCATCAATGACAGCCACTTCCTCGGCGGACAGTTCGCGTCCAGCCTTGACTGCTTCAAGTGTGGCGACCAGCGCCTCAGCCTCTACGCCGATCTTTGGCGCGGTAACCTGGCGGATTGCCGTGAGACCAAGGGTCGCAGGGTAGGCAGGGGTCTGGCCACCGGCAGCAAGGATGCTTACCTCAAACAGGTTGGCTTCCTTGATCGTGCGGCTGTTGCCATCCCAGGCATCCTGCGTCATCTGGAATCCAAATGACATTCCAGCGGCTGCGGCCTCGTGCGTCAGCATCGAGATGACCTTGGCTGCGTCTGGGTCGGCTGGGTCTAGCTTCGCCTCAACGCGCAGACCAGTCTCGTCCTCAGTCAACTGAAGGCGGCCGCTCGCGGTCGTGGCAAGGGCGCGCGCCTCGTCGTGACCAAACAGGAAGGCAATAATCTTCTGCCCTGCGGCAGCGCGAGAGAGTGAACGCTTGAATGCTCCAGGCGCAATGCGCTCCTCGAACGGCAAGCCCTCAGACGCGCTGTTCCAGACAGACGCGTAGCCGGTAAAGGTTCGCTGTCCGTCAGCGTCAGCCTCGGCAAGACGGTACTCGCCGATTGGTAGCGAGCGAACTTCTTTCTCTTTCAAGTCAATCACCTCTGCTGTGTCGCCCACTGCTGAGCGATCTTCTTCTGATGGTAGGGGCGCAGGTTGATCTTCCGAGTCATTATCCACAGCCTGATCGGCAAGGTATTCCTCTGGCGAGTACGCCTCAATCTCTAGGCGGCGAGCCATCTCGCGCACCTCTGCGTCATTGTCAATGGCGTACTGGAGTTGCATTCCGTACTGCTCCTTGAGCAGGCCGTACTTGTACTCCTTGAATGCCAAGCCGGTAGCGAATGGCGTGCCGTCAAAGTCATTGAGGTGTACCTCTTCAACGCCAGCCAATTTGTATTCCTGAAGCCAAGCGCGCGTCTCCTCAAGTCGATCAATGCTGCGAGCAGAGACCACGATGATCTGGGTTTGGCTGTCCATTACCTTGCCGTTGAGGGCATTAATGAGCGGCTGGTTTGGTTGCTCGTTCTCTAGAACTAGCGTGCCGTCTAGGTCAACGATGGTGTAGGTCATACCTGTGGGTCCTGACCAACTACGCCGATGTTGAGCGCCTTGTAGTGCTCGTCACCACCGACCACATCCGCGCGATCCTCAAGACGGCGGATCTCGTTGAGCGACAGGATGCCGTTATTTAAAGCGATGGCGTATGCGTCGTAGCGCTCCTTGGTCGTAGGTCGGAGCAGGCCGTCAAGGGTGAACTTGATGAAGGTCTGATCAGCACCTGGAACGAGACGCTGCAAGCCAGCCTCTAGCCGCGTGACCAGTGGTCCAAG